CACCCGCCACAGCTCGGACCGCGTCGACGAGAACGCCGTGCCTTCCTCTAGCTGGCTGGACGGCTGCACGCTGACGTCCGTGATGACCAGCGAGTCGGGTTCGACCGACCAGTCGGGGACCGTGTCGCCGCCGCGTGTGGTGCGTGTCTGCGCACGCAGACGCGTCAGCGAGTCGACGAAGATGATGCCGCTCACGCGCGGTCCCCGACCTTGATCTGGTACGCCGCGACGACGTCCGTCCAGGTCTGCGTGACACCGATCGCGTCGCCGCCCTGCGCGACACTGATGCCGCCGACCTGGTACGACGAGACACCGCGACGCACCGAGTGCGTGAGCTTGGCGACGTCGAGCACAGCCGCCTGGATGTCGACCGGGATCGCGTCGTCGGGGTACCCCGCGACGTACGTGATGGACACGTTCGAGAACCCGACCGGGAACAACGCGTTGTCGCGCCGCCGCACTACGCCGCTCGACGACGTCTGCACGTCCGCCAGCGAAGCGTCGATGGCGCAGATGACGGTCTCAGGTCGCACGTTCATGGCGGGCAGCCGTATCGAGCGCAGCCCGTTTCCGTCGAGCGTCAGCGTCGTCGTCTCCTCGCTGACGTAGTGCCGCACCTCACCGCGGAACCTGTTCGACGCCTCGACCAGCGCGAGCAGCAGCAGCGGGTCGTCCGCCGCGACGCCGAGCGCCAACGACAGGTCGTCAGCCTTCGCGAGCGGTGTCCCCTGCATCATCGTCGCCCTTCACGCGCGCGCTCGTGACCGGCTTGACGGCCTTGTCCGATGCGCCTCGTCGAGCCTTGTTCGACGCGCTGCGCTTGTCGTCGCGCTCGTCGTCGCCCTTGACGCGCAGTCCGTCCACGATCTTCATGTCCCGATGTCCTCTCGTTGGTGACACCGAGCGGGCTGAGGTCGCTTACCCGCCAGCCCGCTCGGCGCGTTCTCACGGCGTGACGACAGGCTGCGCGACACACATGAGCTGAGGGTTGAGCACCGCGAACGCGGCGCGCGCCTCAGCCAGAATCGCGACCAGGTTGCGCACGAAGAAATCCGCGTGCGCGTCGGTCGCCGTCAGCGTCGTCGACTCGCGGTCCCACAGCACGCAGGTCCGCCAGTCACCGCCGATGACGGTGTCGTCGGGGATGCCGTACACGGTGACGCGAGGGCGTCCCCACAGCGTTGTCGGACCCAGCGAGTACGGGCCTGCGCCGTAGTAGTTGCCCTGCGTGTTCTTCGCCAGATCCAGCGTCTCCGCCATCGCCGGCGAGACGGCGAACGCGGTGAGCTGACCGCCTGCGCCCTCCACCTGCGTGATCATGTGACGCGTCGAGCCGAACGGGTCGGCCTCGTCGAACTCGGCGGCCTGGATGCCCGCCGTGTTCAGGATGCCGTCCCACTCTTCATACTGCGGGTCGGCCGGTGCGTCGGCGTCGCCGTCGACGATGAGCTGTTCAACCTTGCGGATGATGCCGTCCCGCAGGAACGCATCGATCAGCGTACGAAGCTGAGCAGCGTCGGACAGAGCGCGCTTCGTCGCCGCGATCCAGTGCGCGATCGTGATGACGTCCACGCTCTTCTTGCGCCAGACCAGGTCCGACTGCGGCTTGGTGCCCGTCGTGCCCGTGACGTCCACGGCCTCCTTGACGCCCTGCGCGTTGTTCGTCGACGCCGTGTTGCCGCCCGCCGTGCCCGGAGGCTGAGCCGCCGGCAGGAACTGCGCGTACTCGATCTTGTCGGACTGCGTGCTTCCGATCGTGATGAGCTGACGCAGGTTCGGTCCCGGCGCGACCGGGTACGGGGCCACGCCGTAGTAGTCGGGCCGCACAAGCACGCCTGCGCTGTTCGCGTAGTCCGCGTTGTCCGGGCTCGACGTCACGAGCGCCTTCAGCGACCCGATCTGCACCTGGCCGGTGTGGATGCCCTTCGCTGTGTCGGGGATGCCCTCCGGGTAGTTCGACCGGAGCGCCTTGTAGTTCTTCGACTCGGTGAACAGCCGCCCGACCGACTTGCCGCGACCGCCGAACCCGACCTGAGCACCCTTCAGTGCAGCCGCGTTGATGTTCTCGGCGTCATCGGCGTCGAGAACCGCCGCGACCTGCTCCTGGGTGGCGACGAGCGTCTTCGCGCGCTGCACCTCGCCGTCCTTGGCGACGAACTTTCCCTTCAGGTCGTCGATCGTGTTGACCTGGTCGTCGGTGAAGATGCCGCCCTGCTCCTGCTCTGCCTTGACGGCGAGCTCGCGCATCTGCTTCGCGTACTCGTTGCGCTCTGCCGTCAGTGTCTCTACTGCGCCCATGTCAGGTCCCTTCTGTGAGACGGGCGTTCAGTAGGGCCTGCACGCTCGCGGGGGACGGCCGTGGCGGATTGGGCCGTGACGGGTTCGTGCCCGTGTAGCCGTCTCGCGGTTGCTGTCCCTGGCTGGTGGTTCCCTTGCCCGGCACGGTCGTGCCGGAGTGTGTGTGCACGAGCGCGTCACGCACCGCGTGACGAACCATGCGTGCGAGGTCGGACGCCTTGACGTCGCGCAGCTCGGTCGACTGGTTGACACCGACCAGACACGGGCCGACCTCGTACAGCGCGAGCTTGCGCAGCTCGTAGACCTCGATCGGCGGCGGGTCGTCAGCCGCCTCGTCGTCGCCAGCGTCGTCGGCCTTGCGCTCGCCGAACCCGCCGTCCTCGACGTCATAGGCGAAGCTGAACTGCTTGACGCGACGCGCCTTCATCAGCGCGTAGACCTGCCGCGCGAAGTCGGACTCCAGGTCGAGCTGACCGACGATCTCCAACCCGTCGTCGGTCTCTTCGGCCTTCACCACCTGGCCGATGTGCGCGTAGGGGTTCGTCCAGTCGTGCGACCAGATCACCGGGATGGGGTCGCCGCTCTTGTCCCAGGTGTCGAGCGTCTCGCTGAACGCGCCCGGCAGAACGACGTCACCCATGCTGTCGACGTTGTTGAACACGCTGACGAGCGCCTTGAACTGACCTTCGCCGAGATCGCTCCCCTTGTCCGACGCGACGGCCTTGATGGCTGCGGGCATCGTCTTCGTGCTGGGCATGGCTTCGCCTTCCTCGCGGTCGAGCCGTTCTGCGCGATGCGTCGCTAGCCGACGCCGTACGTGACGGTGCAGCGACAGTTCGCCACCTCGTCGGCACCGCCGGTCCAGTCGCCGGGGTACTCGCAGCCGTTCGGGAACGGCTCGCTGATGGGGACGCTCGTCCCGGACATCGCCGCGTGCTCGGGTCGTGGCCTGCTCGACGTCGTGCGCCACGTCTTCATGCGCAGACCGGACGAGCGCGCTGCGTCGTGGCGACCGAACTCAGCGAACTCTGTGCCCCACGTGCGCCCGTAGCGCTTCGCCATCGCGTCGCTGGCCTTCGCGTCTTCGAGGAACGTCGCCCACGCGGTCACGTCGCCCAGTAGCTCGGCGATGCGCTGCGACAGCGCTACGGCCCACAGGTCGGCGTCGTTGCGGCCGACCGTCATCAGCCACGCAGTCATCTGCTCGGGCTCAAAGCCGGTCGCGAGCGGGTTCCACGCGTCCAGCACCTGCTGAGCCCCAGCGTTCGCGACGCCCGTGCCGCGCGCCTGCACGATCTTGCGCAGCTCGGGTGTCTGCTGGATCCACTCATCAAGCGTGGCCGTGCTTGCGGCCGACTTCGCGCCGGTGCCGATGCCGCCCGCGCGCTCGATCTGGTCGGCCGCCTGCACGATGCGCGCGTGCTGCGCGCGCGCGAACCGCGTGAGCTCACGCGTCAGCGCGTTTCGCTGCGCGATGATCTCGGGCCAGCCCGCCTGCACCGCAAGGTCCACCGGCAGCTCAACGGGAGCCTTCAGCCCTAGTGACTTCGCCTCGTCGTCGCCGAGCTCGTCACCCTCGTCGAGCTGGTCGACGTCGCCGCCACCGCCACCGCTGGTGATGCCGTCCTGCGGTGACGCCTGCCCACCGATGAGCACGTTCAACGGCGTGATGATCTCGTCACCGCCGTCGATCGCGGGCAGGTTCTGCCGTGCGCGAGCCTCGTTGCGGGTCAGCCACGGTGCGCCGACGCTCGTCGAGAGCACGCCCGCCTGCTGCTCGAACGCGCCGCGCAGACGAGCTTCCACCGCGGCCTCGACGTACTCATCTGCTGCGAGCAGACCAGCGCCGAGCAGACCGACGTTCAGCGCGTTCTCAAAGTTCGTGACCCACGAGCCGAGCACGTCGACGTACTCGACCTCGCGATACGCCTGAACGTTCGAGTAGTTGCCCGGTCGCACGCCCACCAGCTCGGGCGGGATGCCGAACAGCATCGCGGCTTCCTCGATCGACA